TGGAGGAGATGTTAGTTGAGCGTTTCCAACCGTACCTGTTTTACACATTGGTACCCAGTGCTGCTGGCAAAGATGCTGGTGATTACGATTACCGGTTCTTCGCAGATGGCAGCATCGAGTATGGTGTTGCGGGAGGTGGGCGGTACAGGCACCACATCTGGAACTGGGATGGTGATAGTTTGAGAATCACAACCAAGTTCTGGGGGATCGAAGTTGCCATGGCATGTTACGCTGTGGAGCGTAGGCAGATGGGGCCAGACCATCAGCTTATTTTGCTTGCACCGTTGGTGCGCACTCGAAACCCGTTGATGGTGTGGCTGGCAAAGGATAGAGTCGCTGCTGCTGGCATGCGACGGTTCAATCCTGTGACGAAAGGGTTCGTGCGTTTCTACGTTAGCAAGCCCACGAGGTTGGAGGTGGTGACTGGACTTATTGGCCAGTACGCTTCTAGCTGCGTGCCTGCAAGTGTGGATGCCATCATCGCCAGTACGGCGCGAACAACCAGTGGTAAGCTGACACGATCAATGGTGCTAGCCAAGCTGGATGTAGGGACAGACGATGCCAAGGCCGCGTACAGAGCGGCCTCGGAAGTGCTACTGGAATACCATATGAGCAACGCCCCAACTGTAGAGCGTGTCTCGTTGGTAGACGCTGTCAGGCGTTACCAGTGGGTGCCCCGTCCTGCGGAATATGACGAAGACGCTAAGGCTGGAATGACCGCATTCATGTCTCCCTTGGTGCACGGTGGCTTCGTGCCGGACGTGTGCCGCAATAATGAGGTGAGAATGGTGGACAAGCGAGTGAAAGAGCAAACATGTGTGGACAAGCCTCCGGGTAAGTTCATGTTGGATGTTATGGATGAGTTTACCTCGTTCATCGTGCCGCAAGGCACGCGACACACGCTTGACCCCGTTGATGTGGATGAAGTCTATGAGCGACAATCCAGGCCGAGTCAACGTGCTATATTGAATGAAGCAGAGCATGTTGGATCGACTGGAATCACGAAACAGTTCGTGAAACGCGAAGCGTATGGTAGTGTCAATGATCCCAGAGGTATTTCCACGATTAATGGAGCCGACAAGAGGGACTACGCACGCTACATGTACGCGTTCACTGATGAGGTGGTGAAACCACAAGCTTGGTACGCGTTCGGCAAATCTCCACGGGAGGTTGCAGAACGAGTGGCCGAAATAGCTAGCGGAGCGGTAGCCGGGGGAGCGATGACAGATTTTGAGCGCATGGATGGTAAGCATGGGCAACTTCTGCACCTTCTCGAACGCAAAATTTATTGCGCGGCTTTTCGCACAGAACACCACAGCGCATTGCTGGAAGTGATGGACAAACATCACCACCTGCGCGCGAAAACAGTGTTCGGAATCGATTACCAAACAGAGTATCATCGCCTCTCCGGAGGAGCTGACACCTCAGTTGGAAACACGATTGACTCAGCGTTTGTTGCGTACCTCACGTACAGAATGCAAGGATTGCCATGCGTTGAAGCATGGAGCAGCCTTGGAGTGTATGGAGGTGACGACGGATTTTCAGCTGACATGGACAGCAAAACTGCCATGAGAGCGGCTTCGCTTGTCGGTCAAAAACTTGAACTAGAACAGATCAAGAAAGGAGAGCCAGGAGTGAAATTTCTAGCCAGACGTTATGGGCCCGGCGTTTGGACAGGAGATAGTAACTCGTGCTGTGATATCAGGAGACAGATCGCTAAGTTTCACTTGACAGTGAACTTGCCTTCTAATATCTCCGCTCAACAGAAGCTGCAGGAAAAGGCCTTCAGCTTTGCTCTGACCGACAAGAACACTCCAGTGATTGGAGAATTCGTGACGCGTGCGTTACAACTGTGTCCACTACCCCGAGACAAGTTCAGAAATGACCTCAGAATCTGGGGAGTGGAAATGGATGCCAGCAAACAATACCCCAACCAGCCGGGAGATTGGATGGACGATATCGTTGCTACTGAGCTGCAGGACTTTAATCTTGATTGTTTTAGAGACTGGCTCCGTAAAAGTGACGGCACATCAATTCTCCATCCCCCGACATTTGCTGACCCAGTACCCCCAAATCCCAAACCTGGTATTGTCTCCATTGATGGCGACATTACAGGTGACGGCGACGGAGGAACAGATGATTCACCAGTTACCGGAGATAAAGACAAGTCTGATGGCAAACGTCATCATCGAGCTCGAAAACCTAAGAGCCAAAGACCCTCGCGCAAACTGATTATCAAAGCTAAGTTATCCAAGCAATGATAGTTCGCAC